AAAGACCCTGTGATTTTAAAATTTCTTCTAACGTCATAATTTTGTTCCTACCTTTCATACAATTTTTACGTGTTATGTCACGTTATTTTTTTGGTTTTGGATGGTTTACATCATCCCTGATGTTTTGACATTACAAAAGGCAGGGGTTTCACCTGCCTTTGCTTTATCCTATTCCTTTCCCAACTCACCCACCGCTATTTAACCCATAACTGGAAGATACACATTAGACCACCAATCCTTTCTACAACTCAATAAAAGGGTACAAAAAAGGACTGCTTGAATTTTATTTTCCAAGTAGTCCTTAATATTTTGTAATTACATCATTATCATCAGGTTGTGAATCTAACAAACCAAAAAATTCATTAAATTCTTGCACCGCCCATTCAGGTGCATCTTCTTTCAAAACCCATTTTTCAGTTTTTTCATCAATAAAAGCATAATTTTCTTCCATAAATCTAGGTTTTTCTAACATGTTATTTCACTCCCTTCAATAAAGCATCCAATTTTGTTCCAAATATTATTGCAAAATCCCTTGGATTCTGTCCACCATAAAATTCTGCAAATGCTTCTGCAAAACATTCTGATGAACTGGTAGTTCCGTATTCACTCAATGCATCTTTCAATCCAATATACGTGTTCAATTCATAATTTGAATTGGTTTTTTTATATTCATCAACACATTCCTGAATGAATTTACTTTCCCAACCCTTATCATCTGATATTTTTGTCATTGCATTTGAAACATAGTGTCCATATTCATGAACTATTGTTTTATGGGTTGTTGCGTTTGCAATTGACCACTTAGAACCCACTGACCTTTTTATATAATCTTCATACACTGATAAATCTGAATGATACGCACCATTTAAAGCAATTTCAACAGGATTGTTACTGTATGAATAATAAGTAAAGCATCCAAGTTTTCCTTTCATCTTGCTTGCAGGTTTGCAACTTATAAGAGGAAGTTTTACAGGATTCTTTTGATTGAATGTTGAATATTCTTGTGCAAATGCATCTATCCAACTTACCATATCACAAGCAAGTTTTTCATTTAAAGGATATTTCCTAGAATCTGAAAACTTGATTCCATGCTTATTTTCCAAGGCTTCAATTGCTTCCTTTTTCGTTTTGTAATTTTGGGTATAATTTATACCTTTCCATCCACTTGAAAGTTCTTGTTTTCTGACAACATCTTTCGCTTGTTCCTTAAAATCATTATACCCTTTAGACTGAATTTTTACAAGTTCGTTGGTATCACCATTCATTTTCGTGTATTCTTTTTGTGAAAGATTCCATTTTGCCCTTTGTAGTAAGGCACATCTGCAATTACACACATTCCTTGGACTACCACCAACCCCAGGTGCTTTCATTTTTTCACCGCCAACTTCAAAATCTTCATCTACTTCCCTGACTTGACCATCTGCATTTACATGTTCAGGTCTTGTTCTGCCATCCAAAGTAGAATCCCATTGTTTGACTATATTAGCACCTTTTGCCTTTGCTCTTTTTACACAATCCAAGGTTGATTGATTCTGAACCCTGTGTCCTTCTGTCCTTGCAATCAATTTTGACCTGTTCAAGGCTTTATCAAAAGGACTATTCATTCCCTTTGCAATATGTTGTGCCACATCCAACCATGAAGAACCGTTTGCAATACCTCTTGAAAGTTCTGCCTTAATGGATTTCTTTAAATAATCTACATCTTCGCCCAAGGCTTTGTATAAGCCTTTATTCAGTTTGGTGTCATTCTGCAATGCTTTTGTCACTTCATCCTGATTGATTGGAAATATCAAGGGGATTCCTTGCCCCTGCAAGTCATAAAGTGTTCCAAAGAATCCATCTTCATAACTTTTCCCAAGATATTCAGCAATAGAAGTGAATTGATTGTTTTGTAAATTATCAAGGATTCCATCAAACTGTTTCTTCAAGGCTTCCTGATACTGTTTCTGATAGATGATTGACTGTAAGTTCTGCATGTCTGTTCTGCTATTCAGTTCCCTGATTTTCTGTTCACAATCAATGGATGCTTGCTTATACACCTGTTGTAATTGCCTTAGAACCCTTTTTTCATTTTCAAGGTGTACCTTTTGCACTTCCTTCTGCCTACTGTTCAATGATTTCACCACCTTCATCATCAGGAATGATTTCTTCTATGGTTTTTTCAAGTTCAGCAGTTTCTTCTTCTTCCAATTTGTCCTTTACTTCTTCATAATCAATATCCAAGATTTCACATATAGCCTGAACCAAGGTTTCTGAATCCAAAGTGGAAGCAAGACCTAAAAGAATATTGATTCTGATTTGCTCTGTTTCTGCATCTGTCTTTTCAATCAGTGCATTATCTTGTGCATTGGTCATTACTTCTCTCTGGAAGTCAAACCATACATCTTTCATCTGATAATCAGTTTCATCAACCTTATTGATTTCAGTAAGAACAACTTTCAGGATTTTCTTCAAGAACTGTTTCAGCCTGATTTCCAACTTATTACATTTCAAGTCTAACAGTGCATATCTTGATTTAATTACCACATTGGTAATATTTCCATCACCAATCTGTGCTGTGTTCAGTCCCATTCCAAACCTGTAAATATTCTTTTCATCCAGTTCCAACTTTGTAAGTCTTGCTTGATATGGAATATCAATGGTTTTGATGTCCAATGTTCCACCTGTATCAACACCAATGTGTTTTTTAGTCTTTACATTTTGAATCAGTTCATCAAGATTATCACCTTGGAAACCTGACACCACATAAATCCCTTCACTGATGTCTTGCAAATTATTTGATAGACCGCATGACATTAAATCATAGTCATCAATCAATGCTTTGATTGGTTTTAGTCCTGACCACTGTTTCTTGCAGTTGTCCAATCTGAAAAATGGAATGAATCCAAAGTTTTCATAATAAATTGCATCATCACCATCTTTCTTGTAGGTGATATGTGGTCTTGGATTGATTTTTTCTTTGCTGTCAAGAATCAGTTTCCCTTCTTCTTCCTGCACATAGAAGGTTGTCTGTTGATTATCCCAAACCTGAATTCTTTTGATGGTCTTGTTTTGCTTTGCAATTCTGTCAATATACCAATAAATGACATATTCACAACCATCATCAGTGTCCTTTGCTCTAACTTCCACAACTCCCATTCCATCTGCATA